ACATTGGCATATTGGATTGCATACATTCGCCGTATGACTCGTGATCTTGAGTCTCACAGCTAGATGTGCAGTTACTCATATCGCAGTAACGTAATCTGAGTAACCAGCATCAATAAGAATTTGTGCCACATTATCTGGTATATCGTACTCGTGTCCACCAAGATAATAGTATTCAGCAGCAGCAAGTGTGTCTTGATCTGGGGTCATAGTAGTAGTAACTGTGGTGCCATTAATAATAAAAGTTAATGCTCTTGGTACTTCTGTAATGTATTGCTGTGAACCAGTAGGACTTCCACCTGATAATGGTCTACCTGCTAAACGAGCATAGTTAGATGTTGGATCTACTATCCAAGTTTGGTTTTCCCAAGGTGTTACTAGGTGATAAGTCATAGTTCCTTTCTAGTGATGAAGGGCGGTTTGACCCGCCCTCCACCGAATCGCATTTGTTAGCCTGCTGAAGCAGAGGTCTCAATACGATATAGCGCTGCTTCTCGGAGTCTTGCGAATCCACCGAAGTAGTACCAACCAATTGTACGGAAGCGGCGCAGAGCATCAATCTCTGGTCCGATTACGGTATTGATATCTTGACCCATAGCTTCTGCTAGAGCCTCACGACCAGCAACAACTGCCTTGTAGACGTTGACTGCTGGTGAGTTTGTGTTCGCTGCGAATGGAACACGAGGTGTTTCAACAACGAAAGCACCTTCAATTACACCTACTGAGCCAGGGATAATTGTCTTTGACACATTGTCTGTGTACTTAACGATATCCTGGAATCCTCCGGTACCTGACTCGGCACGAAGGTCGGCTGCTTGACGTGGGTGTAGATATGCTGCATACAACTCACCAAGGCGAGGCAAGGCTTTGTTTGTGCGTAGTTCTGTTACAGCATTACGAATATCAGCTACAGAGATTGTATCTGAAGCATCAATTGTATTTGTTGTTGTAGCGTTTCCACCGTAGATTACGTTAGTTCCGCCAGTTAGAACTGTTGCAACTACAGAGTCAATAGAATCTGCAGCGTTGTATGCAATGATGTCAGCAAGAGCTGCATCTACATCGTTGAAAGAAGTTAGGTTTAACTTCTTGGTTGTAGTAACGGCTGAGCCGTACTCGTTTAGTGTTACGGTAACTGTTGATGGGTTACCAAGAGCAATAGAGGAAACATCAAGAGTTTCTGTCAAAGTGCTGGTTGCAGCGCTTAGATCTGAATAGATGGAGAATACAACTGATGATCCTGGCATTGCCTGTTGTACTGGTTTGACATCTGCCAAGGCTCGCATTACCGGAATGGAACGAAGCGCCATTCTTACATATTGATCATATGCGGTTTTTACGAGGCTGGTGATATCAGCGGTACCAGTAAATGCACCTGTAGGTAGGGCCATTTAGGTATTGCCTTTCGTTAGTAGGATTTATAACCCCGACTCCCGAATTACTTGATCTAACTCTTCACGGGTATTAGCGTTCATAAGTTTTTGATAAATATCAGTACTGCGATCTGGTGTCATACCAGCCTCAGTTGCTGCACTCATCTTCTTATACGCTGCCGCTTGAGCAGGATCTACATTAGGTTGTTGGGGTGTTTCGGTTTGAAGTCCAAATACATCTGCATTTGATTCAAGCCATTTTGATACAGACTCCTCAGTTGGGTCTATATCCTGTGGGATAAATGAAGCGATCTTCGTATTTACCCCACGACTTGCGAGGGCATCTTTGATTGCTCGTTCTCTTTGTGCTTTGGATAAGTTTTCAAACTGAGATTTTAACTCAGCAAGTTCTTTTTCCTTTTGCTTATTTGCTTTACGCAATTGCTTAACGAGATCATTACTAGACGATTCAGTTGTTGTATCTGTATCGTCATCATCCTCGTAGTCGTAGTTGGACATAGTCCATCTCCCATTCGTTGTAGTTGTCGTAGACCTCATACAGTTCGGGGATCTCTGTATGGCTTCTACTACCGGTTTTATATTTCTCTCCATCAGTACCGGTTACTCTGATGGCAGGCTTAGTTAAAAGGAACCAGCTCGTTCTCGGCCTAATGCGCCGCCTATAGTTCCTGCTCTTCCACTAAATTCTGCTTGTTCTCTTTGAGTTAACAATCTACGCATATTGGCTGCTTCTGTTCCTCCAGCAAGATTAAATACTTCTTGTTCTGCAGTTTGTTGTCCATATGGTTCTTGTTTGTAAAATTCAGAAAGTTGTCTTCCTCTTGGAACCATACTTGCAACTGCTTGATAACCTTGTCGGGCAGCCTCACCTGTAATTCCATATCCAGCTAATTGTTCTGCTCTTGTTAGATTTGTAGCAAGACCAGCACCGAGTGCTGCTCCACCAATCTCTGCTGCGGTCACCTTTCGTTTGATCTCAGCCAATCCTCTTTCTGGATCAATTACATAACCAAGGATGTCTTCATCTGTAACATTAGGAAAAAACTGCCTAAATGCTTGTTTAGTCTCAGGAGGTCCGTTAAGCACTTTTTCTTTTCCTAAAATAATTCTTTGTTCTAGTTCTGGAACCTTTACATCTCCAGCAATTAATTTTTCAAAACCTTCTTGGCGACCCGTACTATCTTTAGTATAATAAGATTTAGGAACACCATAGTTACGCATTACCGACTGATATCCATCCTCTAATGTAATATATTCAGCTTCAGATAATGCTCTAAGACCACTGGCTATACGTTTTGGATTAGCAGCAAAACGTTGTTTATAGGCATCTGTATTGCGTAATGCTAAAGTTAACTCAGAAGAAGATGCTCCTGAAGTTATTAAATTTCTTAACGGTTCTACTAAAGAACCTAGTCCATACTGACTAAACTCTGAGAATAAAATATCATAAGCAGATTGACCTTGACGGCGCAATCTTTCAGCCTCTGCTGCTTGTTGTTGTCTTGCTATCTCAGCAGCATTAGCTGCTGCAGATGCGGCTTGAGCCGCAGCAATTTGGGCTGCTATTTGCTCTGGAGTTAATGTAGTAACAGGTGGTAATGTGGCACCAGTTGCAAGTGTAGGACCAGTTGCAAGTGTTGGAGTTGTAGGTCCAGCCGAAGGAATATTTACAGTAGTTCCACTAAATACTACACTTCCACCTTTATACTTTGGATCAGTAGTAAATTTAGGATTAGCAGCAAGAATTTCTGATACAGTAGTATTATTAGCCTTAGCAATACTTGATAAACTTTGACCAGCTTTTACTGTTACTTTTTCAGCCATTACCTACCCCTGAAATCCAAAGTCCTGAAGGACTCTAAGTGTTGAATCTGCAATTGTTTTTCTAGCGTTCTTTGTATATTGCCAGCGAGGATCTTGACGTAATTCTTTTTCAAAATCAAATAATGTATATTCACCACGACTAACACCACCCATACCTGGGGTAGCAGTTACTTTAGAATAACCACCAGCAGGAGCAGAAAGAGCCTTACGAATAATAGGATCAAATAGATCTATAGAGGTGTAAGGCACTTCCAATATAGAACTCATAGACTGTATGTAAGGATCAGCTAAGGTTTTAAGATCAATACCAGCCTTAATTTTATCTGCAAAATTTGGGAAAGCAGATGCTGCACTTTCTCTAATAGTATTAAATACAGTATCTTCATCTAATTTACCAGTTACTATTTTGGTCGCATAATCACTGGCCGCATCATCAGACATTAGGATACCATTTCTAGCAGCAAAGTTTTTAACCTGCACAAAGTTTTTACCTATTGGTCCTTCTGGTATGCCAACCTGTACTGTTTCTTCAGCACCAGCAAGTAACTTGGTTTTAATCTGATCCTCAAGCCAAACCTTTGGATCTTGATTATCAGCAGTAAAATAATCGGTATTTACTAACTGACCATTTTGATAGGTATATTTAATAGTAGTTTTAGAAGTGCCATCTTTGCTTTTATATTTAGACCTTAAAGCTGGTAGCCAAATTGATAATTCATTTTGATTAGCATCTCTCTTAAATATGCTTTGGAAAACAGAGTTAATATTATCTATTATTGCTAAATCGTCTGGTATCTTTCTAGAGGTTTGGGTTTGTGTAAATACACCAGACTTTGGAGGTTCTTTTCCGCCACTAGAGGAAGTATTTATATACTCTTCTAGAGCTTGAGCACCACCTGGCAGTGATTCAATAAGGCCCTGAAGACCAGAATCATACTTTTGTAAAGTTTTTGGTTCAGTGTATTTTGGATTACCTGAGCCATATACAAAATTAACTGACATTATTCACTCACCTTTGGTGTTAGATACTTATCAACAATTAGATCTTGAGACAAGAATCTATCGTATAGGTAGGAAAAACCAAGTTTATCATCTTGTTTCAATTTGTTTACCATTCCATCATAAATGTATTTAAGATCTACATTTGCTTTTGCATTTATAGATTTTACATCTCGTTTAAGTAGTTCTTTTGCTAGTAACTTTCTTATATCTAGGTAAGCAGATACAGATTTCCAAGTAGGGTTATTCGCATTAGCCTTCATAAAATCTTCATTGTTTAGAATAAGACCTAATCCAGCAATAACTCTATTAGTCTTAGATCCATCTGAATCTAGATAGTCATCGCTCCAAGCAGTTCTAGCATAGGTACCAGTAGTCTTATCGTATATTGGTTTACCCTCAGCATCTGTTTGAACTGACAATTTGAAAATTGTTTGTTCCTTTATATACTTTAGATCTTCAGCACCTTTTTGTTGGGTTGAAGAAAGTCCCCTTTTTTGCAACTCATTATCAATAAGATCAGACATTTTATTGTACTGAATCCAACCCTTATTCGCTTCTACTCTTCTTTGAGATTCAGCAGGGCTTTGAGATGATAAGAACTTTTCTGGGGAATCTGGTGAAATTCTCTTACCATATAAGTAATCATATGATGCTTGGGAAAATTCATAGCCTGATGGATCATTAGCTATTAGACCAATTAACTTAGGATCAATTTTATTTAGTTCGCTAATTAATCCGCCATACTTTTTAATATTTCTAACTGCCACTACTGAGGACTGAACTCCACTAGGATTTTTAGATAGACTTGCTGAGAAATCAAAGAACTCAGGATAGTCTTCTAAGAATTTAGCATCAGAATCAATACCATAAATTCTCTTATATTCCCTTGATTTGTCTAAGTAATATTTGTAAGGACTTTCAAAACGTGGAGCAAATGGCATAACCAAGCTCGCAACAGTACGCATACTCCAATAATTCTTAGTCATCTCTAATATTTTATTAGGATTAACTGGGGGTAATCCGTCACGCTTTGCGTTCTGTTGTTCTGTTTTCCAAATCAATTGGTAAGTTCTAGCAAACTGTGGGTCTTCTAGATTACCTACACGAGTTTGTAGTTTTTGAAACCAAGTTGGCAAGAATCCAGATATTGCATCCTTAGTAGGACCAAATGGTAATGCCCATTTAAAAGCCTCTTCTAAAGAAGGTTGCTTCTTAACTAACTCCGAAACTGGCACAGCAACATATGGACCTACTGGAAATATGTCAGAGACTATGTTTGGATTACCCTGATTGTAAAGTATATCCATTCCACCTTGGAACAATATATCCAAAGAACCCTTTGGGATACCAAGGTTAGTTAATGAATCAAGTCCTGGTATTCTAGTAATACCCTTAGGTAAGCCAACCCAGATAACATCATTACCAGAAGTTTTACCTACTGGGACTGGATTACCATCCTGATCAGTTACAAGACCTTCTCTGTTTGGTGCTTGCCAAACTAAATAACCTTTGTTGATAATTGATGGATTAGCTGCTGCTAATTTCATCCAAGTCTTGTAAGCATTTTCCTGTGCTGAGAAAAATGGATTAACATACTTCATAGCAGTAGCAAGATTAGTCTTGCGTTCAATATTAAATAATATGCCCTTCATTTCCCGTAAAGCTACTTTATGGGCTTGAGACATAATTGCTTCTTGATCTGCTATACCTAATCTGTCGCCTTTAAGACCAGCCATTATATCCACTCTACGCTTAGCTTCTTGGCGATACAAATGAACATACAAAGGATTTCTAGCAAAAGCATCTTCAGGCATAGTACCTAGTAATTTAAACAAAGAGTTAATAATCTCTTTGCCTTTAATTTGAGATACGTTAAATAGGTTTTCTTCAAGAACGTGACCGTGAATAATAGGTAGTTCTGTAGGATCTTTAAAGGTTGTTCTTAAATCCTCTGCGGTTATGTCATTTATTTTATTACGTAAATTAGAAGATATAGGAAGATATTGATCTAAGAATCCACTAACCTTAGTTACATATTCGGTTGCTTCATCAGATGATATAGCTAACCTTCTTCTTAAATCTCTACCATCTGGAGAACTCTTAAGCCAGCGAGCAATATCATCAATCGTTTTACCAGCAATTATTTGCTTTACTACCGCTGAGTTACCAAACTGAGTACGAAGGGTTTGCGCCCATTGATCAAAATATGCAGGATCTGTAGGCTTAACTATACCTATACCTTTGGTAGTAAGTCTACGCTTATATAAATCTGTATTGCTTTCAACCATACGCTCAAATGAATTACCGGATGAAGCAATACGGCGGAACATATCACCTAATGGACCACCAAAAGCATCGTGAAGAATATACTCTTGACCATCAGATGTAGTTACTTTATAGGATCCAGTACCAATACGTTGTTTTGGTTGTGCTTTAGGAGACCTATTAAGCACATCTGTATAGTGTTGATATACAGCCTGTTTCTCTTCTTGTAAAAGTTTAAGTGTGTTTAACTCACCGACTAAATCTAAATCATCTGGCTTTAAAGATACCTTTGCCTCTACTGCCGCAATCTTAGACTTAATATCTTTAAGTTCATTAATGACACCAGTACTTGCCTGTTGTACTTGCTTTAGAGTCATACCAGCATCTACTGGGCGATACCTGTCAATTAGGCGAGCAGGCATACCTACTTTATCGTAAATAACATTTTTTAAACCAGGACCAAGATGGCGCAGGGTAGCAAAAGCACCTACTGAAGCAGCAATACGAAGTTGAGAATCAATTGTATTACGTTGTGTATATCCTAAACGGAGCAATGCTCCAGCTTTAAATGCATCTTGGACAAGATCCAACGAGTTAAATACTGCATCTCTAGTATTACCTATAAGATTTATAGATTTAGCGTTACGCTTTAATAGCGTATCCATTAAATCAAAATCCATTAAAGGAAGGAAGTTGGCAGTTTGTGATTCTAGTTGTGGAACTTTAATAATAGATCCATCAGTATCAACCATAAAACCTTTGTCTTTGATAGATTTTAAAGCTGATGTTCTAGCACCTTTATAGTTATTGTAGATTGCAGTTGCAATTTCTTCACTAATGTTGTGCTTTTGAGCAAGTGCTCTCATAGCAGTACCTTCAAGATTTAAGGTTGCTACAAATCTTTGTTCAGGCGTTGAGGCTCTAATATAATCATCTAGTAATGATTTACTTTGCGCTGGAGTTAAATTAACTCTTTTTTCTAATCTTGTTATATTAGCAATGATTTCTCGGTAAGAGTCAGCATCGTTAAAATCTACAAGACCGGCAGGGCGTTCTCCAGCAGCCCAAGAAATCTTTTGGTATAAACGGTGGAATGGAGTTGGTTGATAAATCTCAACCTTGGGTCCACCAACTGCTTTATCATAAAATTTAACTGCTCGTGATTTAGCAACCACATCCTCTATACCCTGTAAACCAAATCCTGTGGTACGAGTTAATATACCACCACCCTTACCAACCTCCATAAGATCAGCAAAGTACTTATCGGTAGCTGCTAAAGATTTATAGTTATCTAATGCTTCTTTAGTTACAGCAGCATCATCATTTAAAAATGGAAGCATACCTGAACCATCAGGTGCTGCAAATAACTTAAACTCATCTACTGCTGATAATTTACCACGCTCTGCTTCTAAAGCATCAGATATATATGCTCGTTGTGCTTTCAAATCATCTAATGCTTTTGGATCACCAAGGGCGGAGCGAAGAATAAGAGCAGTCTCATCTACATCTACTGAATCACCTAATAGATGTGCAAGTAGTCCTGGGTTAGATGAAGACTTAACCATAGGATGAGACAAAGCATAAACTGAATCATTTTTGGTAAAATCTTCTAATACTTTGGTAAAACGATTATTAACACCATACTGTGCTTTAGTAATATCTTCTGCTGCTCTAGCAACTGCATCAGCGTTGTTTAATTTACCGACACCTAATGTGCTTGCTTTTAAGGCACCAAGACCTTTAGCCGCACCAATAGATACATCACCAAATAGTTGTGCAGCAACATCTACACCACCTGAGGAAAATTTACCCCAAGCGCTATTTTTAAAAGCTGCTTCACGTTCTCTTGGATCATAAATATTAAACTGTGGATCATAAGACATTCTACCTGCAGCAATTGCACCACCTGCAACTGCTTGTCCTAGAGATATTTCTTGAGCACCTTTGTATGCTTTTTTCCAAGCATTAGGATCAAAGAAATTAAATATGCCGCCTTCTACATCTCCTAATACAAGTTGATAGGTAGTGATTGGCTCTCTAATTGCTTCTTGGTTTACTTTATATAAAGTCTCTAATGCTGGTGCTATACCAGGAACTTTCATAATAGCACCACCTGCAGAAGCAAATGGTTTAACTATATTACCGCCTTCTTTTGCTGCGGCAGTTTTAAATGGTTTAACAAAGCCATTATATTCATCGTTATCATTCCAAGGAGCAGTTCCTACATCCCAAGCAAATCTTGCGGCACCACCTATAGATCCTGCAATTTCTCCACCAAATTTTGCTGCGTTAGAAGCTAGATCACCAATTCTGTTCCATACACTCACAACTGATCCCTTAACTGTCTAATTGCTTTTTTGGTTTCAGGTGATGTGTTTGGTAGATCTGAAATGTAAGCAAGCACTGGCATATAAGATGCTATTGCTGCTTTAAAATTATTATCATCAGGTTGTTGCATAATTAATACTTCAGAACCAGCTCCATCACCAATATCAACTCCATAGGTTGATGGTAAATCTGGTTGTTCAGTTGGTGCATATAAAGGTGTTAATGGTTTTGATGATATTGGATTAGCAGGTCTTCCACCAACATTATCTGCAATACCACGAGTAGTTGCCTTAGGTGCTGCTGTATTTAACATTGCAGTCTCTTGTCCCTCACCATATGAAGTGGATCCTAGATCCATATCTGTTCTCTTAGAGAACTTGCCAGGGCCTGATGCGCCTGCTAATGGACCTCTAGCCATTTTTGTTCTCCTTCATAGTTTCTAAATCTTGAGTAAATTCTTGCCACACTTTTGTTTCATAAGTTTTTTGGTTTGAATGGTATATAGCTAATTGATGCAGATCATCTGCGAGTGCTTCTATTACCGATGTTAAGTTTAAAAAGAATCCTGACACTATTACTAAGTAATCTGACAGTCGCACTGGGCGATTCAAGAAGTTATCATCTTTCACCCAGTGCTCCTATCGTTAAAATAATTTAAGCCTTCTTGCCTTTACGACCTGCTGGTGTGTATCCGAAGAATACCTTTCCAGTTGTTGGCTTAGGTGCGTTCTTTGGCTCTACAGGCTTTGCTTCTACTGCTTTAGCTCGTGATCCCTTATTCATTTGTTCACCTCCCTTGTTATGCTGCGCCGCCGATAGAGGCGAGTAGTTGTGCGATATCTGGTTGAGGTTGACCAGCAGCAGGGGCCGCTCCGCTTATTTGTTGTGGAGTTGGCTGCGAGGCAGGGGCGGGGGCCACACCTGCTACTGGAACTTGTTGTTCTGGCACTGCTGGAGCCACTGGCTCTGGTGCAAATGCTTTAGCAATAATTGTTTCTAGTTGTAATCCTTTTTGTCTTCCTTGGATGACATCAGCGATTCTCGTAATAATCTGAGATGGGTCTTGACCCTGCGAGGCAAGAGCCGGTATAGCTTGAGCATACTGGGCAACAGCAACACGAAGAGAATCACGCATCTCTTCAATGTCCACCCTTTGTTCTTCTTGTGTGACATTTAACTCCATAGGTATTTCTCTGCGAACATAATCACGGGACACTAACTTGTCGCTACGCATTTGTAGTAATGCAATGATGGCACGGTTTGGATCCATACCAGACATAATTCCATAACGTACATCTACGCCATACTCGCCTTTAATATCACGGGATGGGATGTACTTAAGTGTGTAAGGTGTACCATCATCAGATCCTTTGATCTGCTTGGTCATATTACCAAAGATCTTCTCATCTACCTCAAAACATAGAGATACCATTTCAGTAAACAAGCGAGCAAACTGTGCTTGTGCTGCTTTGACCTGTGTATCAAATCCTGCTTGTAGTGCTTGTACACCACGACCAGTAACAACAGAGGCATCAATATTTCCAGAACGAGTCTCAGGATAACGAGCACCCATACGAAGTTCTCGCTCTAGTACACCTGATTCTGTAAATACACCAGCAGGTAGTTCTAGTGGAACTCTGCGAATTGCTTGTGGATTAGCAGAACGCATAATTGCATCTGGTCCTAAAGCAAGTTCTTGTACATCTTGTGGAATAG